ATCTTCATTCATAGCTTATTTCTTTAAAATGGTAGGTGGCAATTATGTAACCGCAGTAGAAGCTATGAATGAAGATGAACGCAGGATTATTGAAAGTTTAAAGAAAGAACAGAGTGCTGCTGAAATTGAATTAGTCAATAAGTTATAATCAATAGTTGTTGTTTATTTTTAACTAGAAGGCGGCTAAGGCCGCCTTCAAAATCTTTTTATATGAAAACAATAGTAATAGGTTTAAGCGGAAAAATAGGTAGTGGTAAAAGTACATTAGCTGAGTTTTTAAAAGAAGAATTAGAAACTATCGGTATAGGAACGAAGATTTTAAATTTTGCTGATGCACTTAAAAAAATTACATTTGAGTTATCTGGTCATCACGGATATACTCAAGAAGATAAACAAGTGTATTTAGAAGATTGGGGAATGACAGTAGGAACTATGTTGCAAAGATTAGGAACTGAAGTTATGCGTACTAACTTTGACGAAGACGTTTGGGTTAAAGCTACATTTTCTAAATTGATTCCAGGAGTAAACATAATTGGAGATTGTAGGTTTCCAAATGAAGCAGAAGCGATTAAAAAAAGAGGTGGCATCTTAATTAGGTTAAATGGTGACCCTGCTGAAGTCAGAAAAAATTCTACAAGAGATTTAAATCATGCAAGCGAAACTTCATTAGATAATTATAATGAATTTGATTATGTGTTTTCAAATACGGGGACTACAGAAGAATTAAAAACTTTTGTGTACCAAGTTGTAGATAGATTATTAGAAGACCATTTTCAAGAAGATAAGAGACTATCAAGATTAGACCTATGAAAGAGAAACTTATACTTATTGACGGTTGGAACATTATGCTAGCTCAAAATAGCGTTGCTAATATTCTTGACTTTAATTCTGAACCGATAGGAATGTATTTAACTACTATAAATCAAATACGTTCTTATATTGACCAAATGAAGCCGCATAAAGTTGTTTTTGTAATGGATGGGCCTAATGCCGGGGAAAGGAGGCGCAAAATATATTCTAACTACAAAAATAAAAGAAGAGTTACTGCCAGAACAAGCAAAATAAAATTGTACTCCGAAGAAGATAAAAAAGATGCTGATGTTTATGAAGTTGACGGAGCGTTCCAAAAGCAATTAATTAAAATACATGAGTTTTTAAAATTATTACCTATAAGTATAGTAATAATTCCTTACTGTGAAGCTGATGATGTTATTACTTATATTGCTGAAAAAAATCAAGATAAATATGATGTAGTCATTTGTTCAACTGATAAAGACTATTTACAGCTTATCAATGATAATATTTCAGTGTATAACTGGCGTAAGAAAGCTTTATTTGACCGCAAAAGGTTTATTGAGGACTTTGGCATATTACCTGAGAATTACGTATTTCAGAAGGTTTTATTAGGTGATAAGGCAGATGCGATAAAAAATATTAAAAGTATAGGTGACAAAGCGTTTCAAGCTATTTTTCAAAAGGGATTATTAGAAAGTAAAAAAGAAACTATAACTGACTTATTTACTTTTTTAAATACTTTAGATAAAGATAGTATCGAAAAAAAGTTTCAAAAGAAAGTCGATTTATTAAAAGAAAAAAATACCCAAGATTCTTTGTTATTAAACTTTCGATTAATTAAATTACACGCAGAGAATTTAAAACCTCATCATATAGAAATTCTTAGAAAACAGATAGATGAACAACGAGATAAAGGATTTTCTAAACTTTCAGCGAAGTTAAAAATGTTAAATGACGGTTTTAATAAGTTATATGGTGTGTATGCAAACGCTTTTAACGCAGATAAGTTTTTACAACCTTTTGTCTTTTTAACTGCGAAAAACGAACTAGAGGTATAATATGATTTCAATGGCAACAACAGGAGCACAAAGGTTTAATAAAGATAAAGATGTAGATAAATTAATTTATGGAGGTGATTTATCCAAATATGGTAAAGATTTCCAAATTAAGTTACTTTCTTTACTTGTTAAAGACAGAGTGTTTTCTTTTTCGATTATTCCTATTATTAAAGATGAATATTTTTCAGATGTTTACTTAAAAACAATTTATAGTTGTATACGCGAATATATAACAAGTTATTCAGCACCGCCTTCTATTGACAATATTAAAATTGAACTACAAAATAAAAATGAACGCATAGCCGTTTATGAACGTATCCTTGAAAATATTGACAATGCTGATTTATCAGATAGAGATTTTGTCATAAAAAATAGTAGACGTTTTTGTTTTTCTAAGCACGCGCTTTTAAAAATGGAAGAAATGAAACTATTTTTAGAGCAAGGAGATTTTGAAAAAGCAAAACAACTATCAATAGAAGCATTTAAGCATAGTGGTTTAGAAACTAGAAAAATCTATGACTTAAAACAAGATTACGAAAAAATTTTCCAAGAAGATTTATTGCACAGACCAATCGCTACACCTTGGCCTTCTATTAATAAAGCAACTAAAGGTGGTCCTGGTAGTGGTAACTTAGTTATTATGGTTGCGCCATCTAACTTTGGTAAAACTGCAGTATTAACAGCAATAGCAAGAGAAGCGAATAGTCAAGGAAAAAACGTAGCGTTCTTTTCTTTTGAGATAGGTGGTGTAGATATCTTACGAAGATATATTGCAGGTAGGTTGGGCGTAAACCAAGAGGATTTAAAGTATCAAAAAAACGAAGTAAAAGATTGTGTTTTAAATTCTCAATTAGGTGACTTTAAATTATTAGAAGAAAGAGCTACAAGGGCAACAGTTGAAAATATTAAAACAGATATTGAGTATTTAAAATCTATTGGTTTCTTTCCAGATTTAATTTGTGTTGATAGTCTTAATCAGTTAAAATTATTAGGCGCTGACCAAAAATGGAGGATGAGAGATGATAACCAAAAGTTTGAATACTTATCTGAAGAATTAAGGGACTTAGCTAATGAATTAGAATTACCAGTATATACGGTTATGCAAACCAATAGGACAGGTTTTACAAATGAAATAAATGATATTATGACTATTGGTAAAGCCATTGAACCTTTCCAAGTAGCAGACGTATTAATGACTTATGCTCAACCACCTGAAATGGCATCTGAAAACAAATGTATTGCTTTGTTACTTAAAAATAGATTAGGCCCTAAAAATATTGTTTTAGAATGTTTCTATGACCCTAACCAAGGTATTTTTAAACAATTAAACGAGGTACCAGAATTACTTCTGTTATCTAATAAACGAAAAGAAGAAGTTAAAAGTACAGTTACTTCAGTTAGAGAAAAATTGAGAACGGGCGCTTTTGATAGAAAAAAATAACAATTATAAATTTTACAAATATGAACAACAACGAACCAATTTTAATTGACCCAGGGACAAGCAGGTTTACTTATTTTCCAATTAAGCATGATGACTTACATGAATTTTATTTACAGCAAAGAAATGCAATTTGGACTGAAAAAGAAATAGATTTAAGTACAGATTTAAAAGATTGGGAAAATTTAACTGAAAACGAAAGATACTTTATAAAAAATGTTCTTTCGTTTTTTGCTGCGAGTGATGGTATAGTAAATGAAAACTTAGCAGTAAACTTTTTAAATGAAGTAAAATATCCAGAAGCGCAGTCTTTTTATGAAATACAAATGTTTATTGAAAAAATACATTCAATAATGTATTCGCTTCTTATTGATACATATATTTCTAACCCAAAAGAAAAAGATGAATGTTTTAATGCAATTGAATATTTGCCAGCTGTAAAGAAAAAAGCATCTTGGGCATTAAATTGGATTAAAAGCGATTCTTTTGTTGATAGGTTATTAGCCTTTGTAGCTGTAGAAGGAATTTTCTTTTCAGGGTCATTTTGTTCTATTTTTTGGTTAAAATCAAGAGGATTAATGCCTGGGCTTTGCAGTGCAAATGCTTTAATTTTTAAAGACGAAAATTTACATTGTGATTTTGCAATTCATTTGTTAAATAATCATATTGTAAATAAGCCTTCAGAGAAAAAAGTTAAAGAAATTTTATTGTCGGCGTTAGAAATTGAAAAAGAGTTTATTACTGAATCTTTACCTGTTTCTTTGATAGGGATGAATTCAAATTTAATGAAACAATACTTAGAATTTATTACAGACCAAATATTTATAAAATTGTCTTATAGCAAGGAGTTTAATGTAGAACAACCATTTAAATTTATGGAACAAATTGCTGTAGAAACTAAAGGTAATTTTTTTGAAAGCCGTGGAATAGAATATCAAAAAGCTAATTTAAGCCAATCTATTACATTCGGCGAAGAATTTTAAAACTTATATAAAGAATGTTGCAAATAAAAAAACGAAGTGGAAACCTTGTCTCTTTTAATCCGTCTAAAATTTTATATAGGATTAAAAAATCAGCAAAAGGCTTAAAAGTTAATTCAGATGAAATTTTTATCAAGGTAATTACTTCAGTCCCAACAGAAGGAGTAATTTCTACAAGAGAACTTGATAAATTAATTTCTGAAATCTCAGCATCTTATACCGGAACGCATTATGATTACTCAAAATTAGCTTCTTCAATTTCAATTTCTTCTTATTACAAAGAAACTAATGAGAGCTTTTATGAAACTATGAAGGCTCTTAATAATAAAGATGGCCAACAAGTTGTGCATGATGAACTGATTAAAAAAATTGAAAAATACGGACCTAAAAAAGTAGACGCAATTATAGACCATACAAAGGATAATAATTTTGATTACTTTGGTTGGCGTTCTTTAAAAGAAATGTATCTTTTAAAAACTTCAGAAGGCGTAACTATTGAACGTCCGCAGCACATGTATTTACGTGTAGCATTATGGGTTACTGACTCTTTTGATGATGCGCAAGAATTTTATCAATTATTATCAAGCCAATTAGTTTCATGTGCTACACCTATTATGATAAATTCTGGCACTGTAATTTCGCAATTAGCTTCTTGCGTGTTAAAATATAATGAAGATGATTCAAAAGAAGGTTTATTAGATACTTTACGTGATGTGTCTTGTTATTCTGCTGACGCAGCAGGTATAGGCTTGTGTATGAGCAATATCCGCAGTAAGGAATCTAAGATATCTAAATCAGGTGGCAATGCAGGTGGCTTATTAAAATATCTTAAAATAGTTAATGAAAGTTTGAGATTTTTTAATCAGCAAGGAAAAAGGCCTGGTTCCGCTGCGATTTATATTGAACCTTGGCATAAAGATATTTTTGATTTATTAGAAATAAAAAAGAATACAGGAGCGGAAGAACTTAGGGCAAGAGATATTTTTACTGCATTATGGATACCAGACAATTTTATGCGAGCAATAGAAGAAGGAAGTGATTGGTATTTATTTTGCCCTAACGATATTAAGAAAGCCGGGTTAAAAGCATTTGATACTATTTACGGCGAAGAATATGAGGCAGAGTATCAGAAGGCCGTAGAATTAGGCCTTGGTAAGAAAGTTAAGGCGCAAGATATTTTATTAAAAATAATTGAGTCTCAAATTGAAACCGGCGTACCTTATATAGCTTTTAAAGACCATGCAAATAAAAAGACTAACCACCAAAATATCGGTACATTAAAACAATCAAACTTATGTATTGAAATATTTGAATATGTAGATAAACTTACTACAGCAATTTGTACTTTAGCTTCTACAGTTTTAAAAAATTATGTAAATAATAAAAAGTTTGATTTTAACTTATTACATAAAAATGTAAAGAAAACAGTTAAAGCGTTAAACAAAGTAATTGACATTAATCATTACTCTACCGAAAAAGGTAAAAAAGGTGGACTGGAACAAAGGGCAATAGCTATTGGAGTCCAAGGATTTGCTGATACTATTTACTTAATGGATTTAGTGTTTAATGAAGAAGAAGGCCGTGCTTTAAATAAAATGATTGCTGAAACAATTTATCATGCAGCAGTTGAAGCATCTTGTGAGTTAGTAAAAGAAAAAGAATATAAGCCGTATGATTATTTTAAAGGTTCACCTATGTCTAAAGGCATATTCCAATTCGATATGTGGGGATTAAAAGAAGAAGACCTTAGTGGTATGTGGGATTGGAAAACTTTAAAAGATAATGTTATAAAATATGGTATTTGTAATTCTTTATTTGTTGCTTATATGCCAACAGCATCATCAGCAAAAATAACTGGTTCGTATGAAAGTTTTGAACCACCGGATTCTAATTTGTTTAATAGAAGGGTAGTAGGTGGGGAATTTTTAATTACTAATAAATACTTACTAAACGATTTAGAAGAATTAAATCTTTGGGGTGAGAATATAAAGAATGAGATTATTATTAACAACGGTTCAATACAAAACATTAATTTCTTAAAGTATTTAAATCAAGACGATAAAAATTACGAGAAAAAAATTAAGCGTATTGAGTACTTATTAAAAAAATACAAAACTGTTTGGGAAATTCCACAACGCGAGCTTATAGAAATGAGTGCAGACAGAGCACCTTTTATTGACCAGTCGCAATCACTAAATATTTATATGGCTAATCCTACAGTTGGTAAGGTTTCATCGAGTATGATGTTTGCTTGGAAGAAAGGTTTAAAAACTGGTAGTTATTATCTTAGGACTAAAGCTATCTCCACAGGAGCAAAACATTTAGCAATAGATATTAGTAAAACTAACGTTCCGTCTTTAAATTTATCAAGCGAAGAAAAGCAATTGCAAGATAGAATTGCTGAAGAAATGAGAAACTTACCTAGTAGACCCGATAATTCAAATTTTGAATGTTTCGGTTGCGAAGCTTAACTAGCTGAATTTAATACACACCAATATTTAAAAAAAAATATTGGGATGAATTACGGTTTTATTTATATAACTACTAATTTAATTACTGGTAAACAGTATGTCGGGCAAAGGAAATTTAGAGGTAAAAAAGATGCTGAATATTTAGGGTCTGGGACGATATTAAATCAGTCAATACAAAAACATGGCAAAGAAAATTTTAAAAGGGAAATTATATGTGAATGTTTTTCTAAAGAAGAATTAGATATAAAAGAAACCTTTTATATACAAAAATTTAAAACTTTATGGCCTATAGGTTATAATTTAATTGAAAAAGGCGGAGGAGGTGATTTATTAAAAAATCATCCAGATAGGTTAAAAATTATAAAAAAATTAAAAGGAAAAGCAAGTTGGAACAAAGGTTTAACTAAAGAAACAAGCGCAAGTTTGCAAAAAGTTAGTTTAGCCTTAAAAGGTAGGCCTAAAACTTTAGAGCATAAATTGCATATCTCAAAAACGCAAAAAAAACCAGAGACTAATAATAAAAAAATACAATCAAGAAAAAATAATAATAAACCGTGGCATTCCGAAGAAACAAAGAAAAAAATGTCTATAAAAAAAATAGGTATACCTAAAACGGAAAAGTGGAAAAAAGACCATAGTGAAAAATTAAAAGGCAAACCAAGGCCTAAAACCGAAGTTGAAAGACTTAAAAAATATATGTTAGACCCACGTAATAAAATTCCTTGTGATATTTGTAATAAATTACTAAATAAAAATAATTATAACCAACACTTAAAAAAATGTCAAACAAAGTAAATGCTAAAATTGTAGCGGATTCTATAAATCCTGAAGGGTGTCGTTTAACAACATTTATATTAATAATGCCCCGCATAATATTATCTGAATTTAATACCCATCGGGCTTTGAGTAGAAACTCAGCATCTTCAAGAGCAGTACCTTACGAAAAAATGTTAGCACGTGTTCAAGAAAATCCGTTTATTCCTATTAAATGGATGAAAGACCATAGTGGAATGCAAGGTAACGAATTTTTTACCGAAGAAAGTGAAATTGATGTTTTAAAAGAAGAATGGTTAAAAGGCAGAGATGAAGCGGTTAAGACATCACAAAGATTATCTAATTTAGGTTTGACTAAACAAATTGTAAATAGAGGTTTAGAAACTTATATGTGGCACACAGTTATTGCAACTGGTACAAATTGGGAAAACTTCTTCTCTTTAAGAGCTGAAGGTGGAGCAGAAATACATATACAAGAGTTAGCTTATAGAATGCTTGATGCTTATAATGAGTCAACTCCAAAGTCTTTAAGTCCTGGGCAATGGCATATTCCTTTTGGCGATAGTTTTGATAACGATAGGTTAAAAGAATTAATGCCAGAAGTTATGCCTGATTCTGTAACAATGTACGATGAAGAGTTAGACCGTTTAAAAGTGCAAATAGCGACCGCACGTTGTGCTCGGGTGTCTTATTTTAACTTTGACGGAACAGACGATTATAGTGCTGATATTAAGTTACACGACCGTTTAGCCAAGAGTGGGCATTGGAGTCCATTTGAGCATTGTGCTATGGCAATGAGAAGTTGTGATTTTATAGGAAATTTCCAAGGGTTTAGACAATATAGAAAGAATTTTGCTACAGAAAATCGTAAAGATGACAGGGTAATTAAAAAGGTTTTTGAAAGTTAAACTTTTTAATGCATGTAACAAAGGGACAAATATTTGAGAATTGGGTCGTTTTGTCTGATAAGCTATTACCTAGGCAAAACGCGAACTATGTACTTTGTAAATGTATTAAATGTAACGAAACAGAAAAGTATATTCAAGCTAATAAGTTAGTCAAATTACTAACCAAACAATGTTCGGAGTGTTCAAGTAAAGAAAGGTTTAAGTATAAAGGGTTTTCTAATTTAGAAAGGCGTTATTATACAAGGGTTAAAAGTAGAGCTAAATCAAAAAAGATACCTTTTAATTTGACAATAGAATATATGTTTTCGTTAATAAAAAAGCAAGAATTTAAATGTAAACTATCTGGTTTAGATATTAATCTTTATAACGATAAAGCTACTGTAACCGCATCTTTAGATAGAAAAAATAGCTTAAAAGGATATGTAAAATCTAATGTGCAATGGGTTCATAAAGATATAAATACAATGAAAAATGACTTTTCTGAGGAATATTTCTTATCTTTAGTG